TCAGTCAGAAAAATACTGGCGAACCCCAACACGACACCTCTCGTCAAACTCCAAACCCAGAACCTCGTGTTTGACAAGTACTACGTATGGGCGAAAAACGTTTGTGCAGAATACATAAAGAAACGGCAATACAGGAACGCGCGGCAAGATTTGGAGCAAACCGTGGCGTCGGGGCTTCTCTTGGCCATTCGTAAATACGACTGGGCAAGACCTACTTCCTTCCCCGAATTCGCCAAGAAGTATGTCTTGGGAGCGGTGTTTAGCGAAATACGCGACCGTTTCGAACCGCAGAGACACATGGGATTTACGGCGAATGAAAAGGCGTTTGTTTCGCCGACGACGGAAGAAGAACCGGAAGTATCGAAAGACGACATTCTCTCCATGTTGGATGCCGAAGAACGCCGGCTCTTTGAATACGCCTATGGACATTTGTTTGAAGGGTCGGAGAAGAGGTCGGTGAAAGAAATTTGCGATTTGATGGCGTACGGGAATCGAGAGACGATGCGCATCAAAAAGAGGTCATTGTTTCAGAAAATAGCGCAGTGGAAGCCCGATAGGTAAGAAGTAAATGTCTAGTAGCGTTTTCCGTTGCCCATGGGCAACACAAACTACGACTAGCCATTAATAATCTAATGTTTTTTATGGCGGAAATGGTGTGTATTGACAAACGTGGGTTCGAAAATGTCTTCGTGGTGGCGTCTTCGGTGATGAGAGCGGGGTTTTTCGAAAGGGACCGTGCGGTCTGGAATGGCTAATTCTTCCACCAAGATTTCTTTTTTCAAAACCGGTTCTTCGACCAAAGACCCTGCCACCAGGGGTTCTTGAAACGGGTCTTTTACGGGGTCTTCTTTCAACACCGGCTCTTCAGGAACATGGTCTTTCAAAACCGGTTCTTCTTTCAACACCGGTTCTTCGGGAACAGGGTCTTCTTTGACAGGGTCTTCTTTCAAAACCGGCTCTTCGGGAACAGGGTCTTTTACAAGTTCTTCCTTAACGGACTCTTTCAAGACCGGTTCTTCGGGAACAGGGTCTTGCACGGGAGCAGAAACCGCTTCTTCTGGAAGCGGCACCGGTCTGGGATCTTCCTGAATCGGCGACGATACGGAAACAGGTTTGGGTGCAGGTTTTTGAGGTTTGGGAAACAACGCCCTTACCCATGCAGGTATATTTAGATGAATTCCAAAACTACCAAACATTGCTATACCCATGACGGATATTTTTTGATCCCATATTATTTTGATTTTGGACAATAAAAAAAGGTCTAATAGTTGGAAAACTTTAGTGTGCTGTATAAAGAATTTACATTTTTGGTCATATCATTGTTCGTTTTCCAGTACTCATTATTCGCTAATATTTTTTCATCCTTTATGATCTGTGGCAAAATACGCGCGACAGCTGCTTTTGTATTGGCTTGTGTATTTGTATAATACGCATTCGAATTCGCCATGTTGTTTACGACGGTTAGATGGACTATGCCATTCACATTTCCTTGGTTAAACCGATTAATAGACGTTTTTATGTCTTTTTCCAGACTGTTGCCATAAATACCCGGTGGCATACCAACCATCACAGGCGGAATCGGAGTCGAAGTACCATCCGTCTCCATCGCTTCCCTCTCAAACGATCCATCCAAAATGAGAGACGCGACAATGATTACCAATAAAAACGCGACAGAAAACACCGATTTCATTATACTATTTACAAATATAAACTTTGGGTCGTCGTGATATATTTCAAGACCTTGCCATCCACTTGGCTCAGTTTATGCCGGAGTTCGATACTCTCCGTCGCATTTTCCAGCTCCTTTGCAATGGCGCAGATTTTCATCCCAACTTTCGCGAAATCGCCCGTGGAAACACCCTTCTCGTGTACTTGCTGCAGCAACGACTTGCACTCTTCTTCCGTTTCGAATCGAGACCATTCCATGAATTCGTCCGTCAAATCGAACTGGAGAATGCGGTCGTATTGTATCCCCGTATCCGCCCGCAAATCCACTTCGTCTTGATAAAACGCGTTTTTCCATTCGACCACTTGTTCCAAACGGGTTTTTACAACGGGGTCTTTTGTTCGCGGATACTCGGCCGGTTCTGGGATTTTGATATCGACAAAGGTGGACAAAACCCCAATGAGTTGGTCGACAGAAAGGGCGGACAAGAATGGAACACATTTGGCTAAAAGGAGTGGATGTGTCTCTGCGATTTGGGCGGCTAAATTCCCGTATTCGGTGAGAGAAAATGCGTCGGACTCCTCCGAAGAGACAATGGCGCCGTGGTTTTCCAATAGACGACACACTATTTTCGTCTGCGTCTCCAAATACAGGTCGAATCCTTTCGCATATTCGCGGGCTTGTTCGAGTTCCAATTGTCGCGCATTGTAGTTTTGTACCGTTTTCGCGTCTTCTTGCAAAAACCGGTGATCGTTTAGCAATGCGCGCATGGCCTGTTCCGCCAGTTTCCGCTTCTTGTTGACGGATGTTTTGATTTCCATTTCCAGTCGCAAACACTCTTGGCACGCGTCGAGGGGCGTTCTCAGTGTCAACGGTCCGGCGGCGCCTTGTTCCAGTTTTTTCACCTCGGAATGCTGTGCTTGCGCCCTCTTTCGCGTCTCTTCGTTCATCATGCTTTTTTCCGCAAACTGGTGGAAATCGTGCGAAACCCCCTTTTTCAGTAATCGCAGAATCATGGAATAATCGATTTGGAATTTCGAAACCAGTGTCTGGGGCACATTCGAGAGAACGTGTTTCATCGTATCTTTGGAAGGAATGCCGTGGAACAAGGTGGGAAGCAAGACCACGTTTCCCACGGTATCGATGCCTCGGCGGCCGGCTCTACCGGCCATTTGCGTGTATTCGTGCGCCAAAAGTGCGCGTTTCCCCTTTCCGTCGTATTTCTCAATGTCGGTAAAGACGGCCGTCTTGATGGGGCAATCCAGTCCGATGGCAAAGGATTCCGTGGCGAAGAGCAAATAGACGTATTTCTTGGAAATCATGAGCTCGACGATTTCACGCAAAATGGGAATCATGCCGGAATGGTGGATGGCGACGCCTTTTTCCAGGAGTTTGACGAGAGACACATATTCCGGTAATTCCAAGTATTCTTTGTAATTGGGGAGACGGCGAACCAGTTGTTCGCATTCCCGGGCAATCGTATAGGGGATCTTGGAATCAAAGGGCAAAATACTGGCCGTTATTTCTTCGGCGCATCTCTCGACTTGTTTCCTGGAAAAGACGAAAACGATGGCGGGAAGCATCGTATCGTCCTTGTCCATATCGTCGGAGCCCTTTAAAAAAGAGGCGAGATTGTTGAGGGTGTATTTTCTTGCAAGACGCACATCTTTTTGGTCGTACGTATCCAAGACGTATTTTAACTCTGCGTACCCTGTGTCCAAGAACTTGTTGGTGGGTGTCTGGATCTGGATGAGTTTGTTGGTGGACTGGCGAATCGTTTGCTGGATCGACTTGTCTTTGACCGATTTTAAGAAGGACTCGGTGGAGGGGACGTAGGCGTAATGGGTGAGGGGGACGACACGCTTATGCGTGATGGCGAGGCGGACACGTTTGGGTGTTGCCATCGTATCCGATCGGGTCTCTTCGACCGGCAAAGAATGCCGAGTCGATTCTATGCGGTGATAATCGACAGGCACGGAATGCCGAGTCGATTCTATGCGGTGATAATCGACAGGCACGGAATGCCGAGTCGATTCTATGCGGTGATAATCGACAGGCACGGAATGCCGAGTCGATTCTATCCACCCGGCGAATTTCTCCGGCCCATCCAGCGTCGCACTCAACATCACCATCTGTACATGCGGTGGCAAAGTAAGAATCGTCTGTTCCCAGACATGTCCTCTCGCCGCGTCATTGATGTAATGCACCTCATCCATGATCACTACACCCAATTCGGTTTCCAAATCCATCTGGAAATCGAGAGAACTGGATTCGGAGGTGATATGGAAAAGACGATTGTTTAGAATCTCCGCTGTCATGATGATCAAATCGGCCGAAGGGTTGGTCTTGATGTCTCCGGTACAAAGCCCCACCGAAATATCGGGGAACTTTTTTACAAAATCGTGGTATTTCTGGTTCGAGAGGGCCTTGATGGGGCTGGTATAAATGACCTTTTTTTTCATTTGGGTGAAATGGCGGATCGCGAATTCGGCAGGTAAGGTTTTTCCCGACCCCGTGGGGGCGCATACCAAGACATGATCGCCGGCCACAATGGCGTCGATGGCTTCTTTCTGGAATGGGCTTAATTCAAAGGGGAACATGTTGGTTTTTAAATTTGGTGTCGTTTGTTACCATAGTATGGAGTCACGTGTTTAAATGTATTTCGGTTTTGTAAATGCATTACTACGAGTGTATCCCCTTTGAACATTTAATGGCTAGTCCAAAAAATGAATGTGTTTCCTTACTTTATCGTCTATCCAACATATTGATTATTACCAATGGGCGTTTCGCGGACGGCTTCAAACATGCAGAATTTGGCGATTTGCGTCTGGATGATTCGGAACCCGGCAGCTTCGATTTTCTGTTTTAACCGGTTGCCTTCGGTTCCGGGAATCAGGTTTGTATCGGCGTCTTTTTCCGTCCATCTTTTGGTGGGCTCGATAATATATAACTTACCTCCGCTTTCTAGGATGCGAGCAGCTTCTTGGATATATTGTTCGCAATTTGACCCCCACATGGCGAGAGACAGAATGCATATTTCGACACTATCGTCCTCCAAAGGGGTCCTTGAAATATCACACGATATCACGGTATCGTTTGATGCAACGTGGTCGTAGTTGAAGAACTCGAACCGAGGATCTTGTTGGAAATGCTGGGCAATTTGCGCTTTCCCACACCCCATATCGACGACGCGTTTTTTGATTCGTTTGGTTCGGATTTGGTCGAGGGCTCGGATAATCCGGTTCCGGGGGATTTCGGCTTCGGGGAAAGAGGCTTCGTTGGATTCGGACATGGCGTGGTAATAATACCAGAGGTTGGGATTCGTATGGAATAAGGTCTTGAGGTGATCGGAAGTGAGAGTCTTGTATTGTTGGTGTAATTCCGACATGACGGATTTTACACGCTGACGGCTTTGTTCGGGAGTTTCTTTTGGTTCGGTGGAAGGGGAAGAGGTGTTGAGTTTCATGGATTTCTTTTTGGGGGTTTTTGTCGGAGACATATATTCGGTGTATTCTTCCAAGAACGCAGTCCATAGATTGTATTTCGATTCGTTTTTCATGCAATGTTCTTTCTTTTTATAGTTGTCTTGCTGATGAGATACCCATTGTCCCAACCGTTTTTCATCAGTTTCATTCAGTAAACTTGAACTTGGTCGTTTTTTGTTCTCATTCATGAACAATTTCACTTGTTCAAATGTTTCATACCAAATATCATCATTGCTTTTTAAATTCTCTTTGTATTCTTCCAAGAACGCAGTCCACAGATTGTATTTGATGGTGTCTTTCATGCTGTGTTCCTTCTTTTTATAGTTGTCTTGCTGATGAGATACCCATTTATTCAATATTTTATTATCTTTATTTGTTGGGAGTCTTTTATTTTCGCATATGAACTGTTTCACTTGTTCCAATGTTTCGTACCAAACTTCATTATTGCTTTTAAAATATTCTTTGTATTCTTCCAGAAATTCCGTCCATAAATTGTATTTGGTTTCGTCATTCATGGCTTGATTGTTGTTTTTATAATTTTGTACTTGGGCGTACGTCCAATTGCATAAACGTTTTTTTATTGTATCGGTTGAACTAACTGAAGGTCGGGTTTTGTTCTCATTAATGAATGTTTTCAGTTGTTCAAACATTTCATACCAAACGTCATCATCGCTTTTAAAATACTCTTTGTATTCTTCCAATATCTTCGTCCATAAATTATATTTGTATTCGTCTTTCATACCATATTCTCTCTTTGTATAGTTGTCTTGCTGATGAGATACCCATTTTCCCAACCGTTTTTCAATTGTATCAGTTGAACTATCTGAAGGTCGTTTTTTGTTCTCATTCATGAAAGTTTTCACTTGCGTAAACGTTTCATACCAAACGTCATCATCGCTTTTAAAATACTCTTTGTATTCTTCCAAGAAGACAGTCCATAAATTGTATTTGATGGTGTCTTTCATGCAGTGTTCCTTCTTTTTATAGTTGTCTTGCTGACTCGATGTCCATTGTCCCAACCGTTTTTCAATTCCATTTGATGAACTAATGACTGGCTTTCGATTGTTTTCATCTATGAATTGTTTCACATGCTCAAACATTTCATACCAAACTCCATCATTGTCTTTAATATACTCTTTGTATTCTTCCAATAAATTAGTCCATAAATTGTATTTGGATTCGTCTTTCATGGATTCTTTCTTATTTTTATAATTCTTCTGTTGGGTGTATATCCACGACCCTAATCGTTTTTCTATTGGATTTTTTGAGATTTGCGAAGGTCGTTTTTTGTTCTCATTCATGAAAGTTTTCACTTGCGTAAACGTTTCATACCAAACTTCATTATCGCTTTTAAAATACTCTTTGTATTCTTCCAAGAAGACAGTCCATAAATCGTATTTCGTAATTACTTTCATGGATTCTTTCTTATTTTTATAATTTTGTAATTGACTGCTTGTCCAATGTCCCAATCGTTTTTCTATTGGATTTTTTGAGATTTGCGAAGGTCGTTGTTTATTCTCATCAATGAACCTCTTCAACTGTTCCAAGTTTTCGTACCATCTATCGATCACTTCGCAATCAATCACACAACTACATATCTCTTTCCCAATATCAACATCGCTCGTAATGTTCCACAACACCTTGATATCCGGATTCGTGTGTACGTTCAATCTCATTCGATTCTCTCGATTCGGCCCATTCATATGCCCCCTAGTTCTCCTGCATCCCGTCGCCTTTTCCACAATCGGGCAATAGACATCTTCCCCCGTATCTTCCTCTTCCATCCGGTACATGCGCACCACATCTCCGCCACATCCCGGATTGTATCTCTCGACTGGCGTCTCCAACGAATTCGTGTGGATTTCGATACACACCTCATTTTGGATCGCCATGTCCATTATCTTCTCTTCCATCGATTCGTATTCCTCGTCCTCCTCTTCTTCGAATTCCAACCCTAAATATTCGGCAGCTTCCTCGAACGTTCCCGGTTCGTCCACAATCGTGTATCCATGTCTCTCCAAATTCCCTCGTATCTCTTGTGGCGAGAACGTGTCCGGATAATAAAGACAAATCTCGTACAAGTCTTCGTCTTCCTGTTTCAACGCGCTCAACACATTCAAAATCCCGTTGAAATTTCCGCCCTCGCTCATGTCTTGACGAATCGCGTCATCGCATTTCTCTCGATCCCCATTGCATTCCAAATATTTGGTCTTGTCCACCCAGCACGGAATCAACACCGTTGAGTTCGGTTTCGATTCACCAAAGACTTTGCGCACAATCCGGCCAACGTTCTGGATGATTTGCACATACGACGATTTGGGATCAACAAACACACACATATTCGCGTTCTTCGTATCGACCCCCTCGCCGATCGTTTGGCACGATGCAATTACCACGACTTCATTGTCGGCCGTCTGATCGAATTTGGCCAATATATCCGTACGCTCGGTCGGCTTATCTTTGGAACTGAGCCCAATCATCTGCACCGTTTTGTATGTTTTGATTTGGGGAAATTCGGCTTTCTGGACCGCCTTGAAGACGCGTTTGAATTCGGTGTTGTCCACGAATCTCTTGACGGATGTATCTCCTTCTCCGTTCACCGCAGAATGGAACGTGAGAACGCGGCTGTTCCCAGTCGTCAACACGGCGCGGGCGATGCTTTCGTACACGGATTTATTGGTGTTTTCGGTATACATATCCACTCGGATTTCAACCGGGTTCAAGTACCCTTCGTTGATTCCGCGCAAATACGAGTAATCATAGACCATTTTCCCGCACATACCGGAATCCGGACGATCTCTATCGTACATGATGATGCCGTTGGCGTTTTTGGGCGTGGCCGTGAAGAAGATTTGTTTTTCGCAAACCGCGTTATCGAAAATGAGAGATTGGTATGTCTCTCCCACGGCGTGATGAGCTTCGTCGAAAATACAGACGTTTATTTGGATGTCGCCTAGACAATCCAAGAGAGTAGAGTAACTCTGGTAGGTGATACAGATAATCTTGTTTTCACGTTTCCCTAGAAACCGTTTTATGTTTGCCGGATCTGTGGTGGAGATCGCGTCCTTGTCGGAGGAAATACACATAACATGTTCAGCGTCGGCCAAATAGTCCGTGTAAAACTGTTTGATGAGAGCCAGGGACGGAAACGTGTAAACGGTCAAACACTGGTTTTGTGCGATTCGACATTGTCGCATCAGGAGAGATTTTCCCGTTCCACAAAACATCTTCACTAGACATTTATTGTGGGAACGGAGTTCTTCGTGGATGCGTTCTTCGGCATCGGATTGATAATATCGGAATTTTGTCTGCATATTTGGATCAGATAGGATAGGATCGAATGTTTTATTTGGGTAATACTCGAATAAAAACGCATTCAATTTTACAAGTGTTCTCGTATCTGCGAGTTGGGGCCTGGAATGGCGTCTGCAGACCATTTGTTTCGTATAATATAAGCGGCAGAGACGGAGAGAAGCACGCCATCGACCGCGTTCCGAACGGTTAAAGGCAAATCGTTTGTTTCGAGAGAATATTTGATCCATAGGCCGGAAGAGGCAATGTTGAGAAGACAGAAGGTGAGAGATAGATCATTCACTGATTTTTTCGTGTAGAGCAAATACATGAAAATGAGCCGGGCGAAAATAGAGATGCCGATGGCGGAATAAGCAACCGTTGTATCGGTCATGTTGATATGTAGAGAGAAAGGGTACGACTCGAATAAACACATCTCGATATCCACTTAAATATATTCCGATGGTTCCTCTCAGATATCATGCCCGCGAAAGCCGACGAACCTGCCGAAGAGGAGGAAGACGATACCCAGATCAACCGAGACAACAACCATGTCTATTTTTATAGCGAGATTGATCGAAACACCATTTTCAAATTGCTTGGGTTGATCCGTGAAGCCGAAGAATACTGCGTAGTGAATTCGTACAAATTGCGTATCGACATACCCATTTATTTGCACATCAATTCCAATGGTGGCACGATTTCCGATGCCTTTGCGGCGATCGACACCATTCTCTCTTGCCGCGTTCCTGTGTATTCCATTATAGAAGGCGCGACGGCATCTGCCGGAACACTGATAAGCGTGGTGTGCAAGAAACGGTATATTTGCCGGAATGCATACATGTTGATTCACGAATTGAGAAGCGAAGTTTGGGGGAAAATGAGCGAGATTGAAGAGGAGTACAAAAACTTGAAAAGAACCATGAGACACATCATCAAAATATATACTGCGCATTCGAACCTTTCCAAATCCGAATTGAAGAAAATGTTAAAGGGGGATTTGTGGATGAGCGCAGACACTTGTTTGGAATATAGATTGGTCGATGAATTCTGGCAATGATGCAATGCAATGCAATTCCTATATAAATCCGCCATAAGAAATCCGCCAGCTTGCGCGGCGGATTTTGAAGGCGCGGCGGATTTTGAACTGCGGTCGGACAAAGATGCCCCGCAATTCCGCTTGCGGTCGGACAAAGATGCCCCGCAATTCCGCTTGCGGTCGGACAAAGATGCCCCGCAATTCCGCTTGCGGTCGGACAAAGATGCCCCTAACGGGGCATCCACGCAATTCCGCTTGCGGTCGGACAAAGATGCCCCTAACGGGGCATCCACGCAATTCCGCTTGCGGTCGGACAAAGATGCCCCTAACGGGGCATCCACACCCAAACACAGGTGAACCCGCCCAAACACAGGTGAAATCACCCAATCCCATGTGAAACCGCCCAAACACAGGTGAAACCACCCAATCCCATGTGAAATCACCCAAACGCCAGTGAATCCGCCCAACTCCACATGAAGTTTCTATTTTTGCGAGACTTTCTCCCTTTTTCGCCATGTTACAAAAGTGAAATGGCGAAAAAAGATACGCGTCAATTTACGCCGCGTTGTAAAGTTTATATTCAAGTATAGTATACATGAAAGACCAGATTATACTAAGTATTGCCGTATTTTCTCACGGCATGGAAGATCTGCTTCATCCGTTTGAAGAAACCAGTGAAGTCGGTAAATTTTACAAAGAAAAGGTACGTGTCTATAGTCAATCGTGCGTTCCGGATATAGTGAGTATAACGGCCTCTCATACCCATATCAAAACCGCAAGAAATTGGATTCATTCGTTTCAAGGGGATAAAGAAAAACACGGCTCGACGGCTTCTATCATGAAACCTCACATGGAGACGTCGAAATCGATATATGCAGACAAATTGGGTAGCGATTTTACGAAAAATCCGACATTCGACCAACGGGTTTATGAAAAGGAATACATAGAAAAATCTTGCGGGATCATGTCGTATTTAGCAAACAAGACGTTTGCTTTTTCGGTGGATTCTGACCCAGAAAGCTCGCTTGAAGGAATGGTGGTATTGGATGTGCGTGTAAAACGGACGAACCCGGATGGAACGATAACCTACGAAAGAATCATGGACGTGGATAAACGTAATCGGAATCTCATTGATATCACCACGTATGACGGACTTGCTCTTTTATTGACCGACATACTTGGCAAAACGTGGTCTGGAGGGAACACGACGCCGAAAAGGAACACGACGTCTAAAAAGAAGTCAAAGAGCGCGGAAAAACCAAAGACTCCGGAAAAACCAAAGAGCGCGGAAAAACCAAAGACTCCGGAAAAACCAAAGACTCCGGAAAAACCAAAGACGAAAGGGACGATAAAGAATAAAGGGATCACAAAGACGGAAGTGAAAAAAATCATTGGCGAAATAGCCAAACACTGCTTAGGTATGTCGGACGCAGAGGTCAAGAAGTTCAAACCGGGGTCGAAGATATCGGAAATAAATTTAATTCAATTGCATAAAATCTTTAAAATGCTGAAGGTTGATTATGTAAACATGGCGGATTATTCGTGCCGTAGTTGTGGTACTCGATTGACAAAGAAACAAATCGAGACCATTTTCATGGAAGAACAGAAGAATGCATTAATGCTGGAGGAATTCGGGGGAAGGAAACGGGAAACCATGCGGAACCGAAAGAAACGTATAATATCCAGAAAGCGAGTATAAATAATTCTGCATCCCCGCAATCCCGCTTGCGGGGATTCCTATAGGAATTGCATAGAGCACCTTTTCGATTTTTGCGACGAAGGAGCAAAAATCGAAAAATTGAACCCCTTATTATCGCAACCTATCTCTCAACAACTTATTATCCCCATTGGATTATTACGATTCATCGTTCAAACATGTCCTCCATTGCTTCTTACAAGGTCTTTGTCCCCCTCATGAGCGCCTCCATCACGGTCGACCAGATTCGCACCGAAATCTCGATCCAGGAATATGGTCTAGTCACCGAAGTCCAGTTTCTCCCGTTGTACAAGACGCCCAAGTTCTGCGACAACTACGTGAAACCGTCCGACATCAAGTCCGCCGCCATCACCATTCGCAAGCCCGCGAATGAAACCGTGTGCCGAGAGAATTTCCTCTATTGGCGCGTGCGTTCCGGGAGATCGTGTGTCGTGAAACCCTCCGCATTCAAAGACCCCATCTTTGAATTCTGGCATCTCAAGCCCTACGAAGAAACCACGTCGGAGATTCGCGAGAGCGTGGACGATCTTACCAGCCGTTTGGACGAGCTCCGTCGCCAAGTCGACACCTTGTTGATGGAAAAGCAGCTTCAAGCTCATTATGATAAAATGCGCCATGTTTTCGAGGAGCTGACGGAAGACGCCGTGTTCGAATATCGCGGATACACGGAAAATGGGTGCAATGAAAATACAGGTATAGATACCGTGACGACGTTGACGAAGCGTATCACGTTTAATTATTGTGTGAAGTGTGGCGAGCATCTTGACGAGAACCAGCATGGTTCCAACTTTAAAATCTGCACGAGATGCTACACTGGTTTCGCGGTAAACCAATCGTACAAGATCGATTACGATGACGAGGATTACGATTACGAATTGGAGGAAGAGCGCGCAGAAAGACTCCGCGAAGACCTTCTGGACAGTTATCTCGACAGCCACGACGATTGGTATTGAATTTGATGTTTATGTTTACACCTTTGTCCTTTGTAATATTCCCTATAACTACCCGAATAAAAAAGCGTTTGCTTTTTTTATGTCTGGGGCATGTACACCGTTCTCGTTAACGTCTAGTCATATGGGCAAAAACCCATATGACTAGCTCCCTTCGGGATGTCTAGTAGTGTTTTCCGTTGCCCATGGGCAACAAAAACTACGACTAGCCATTAAATATACAAAATCGTAAATGGATATAAATAAATCGACATTCGTTTTTTATAGCATGTCGATTTATCCAAAAGATCGTTGGGTTTTATATTTGACACAGGAACATTGGAGGAAGGACTCTTCCAACCACCCGTTTCACACATACCTATTCATTATCTATGACAATACCAAAGACGTATTCATAGTTCGAGGCAAATTGGTATCCAATAGCATCATATATTCGAAAATAATTGATTATAAACCGTTTTCGTTTGTGTTCAATTATACAAACTTAATCGAGTGGTTGAAAATTGTTTTTGACACAACTATGGATTTTACATATAATACGTACAATTTTCAACATTTGCCGGACGACTTAACTACCGTCACGTACAAATATTGTGCAGAAAACATGTCGAGCGATACTATGGTTCAACCGTATTCATTCGATAATAATTATGAGGGTATTCTATGGTGGATAAAATCTCTCACCGATTTGGTAAATGAGAATGAGTCTGTATAAAAATATAAAGATTACCTTTTGCGATTCGTATATAAATGGTGCTTTACACGGCTCTTTGCATTTCCGCAGATTTGAATAAATTACGTCTAGGACGTATTTATATTATGCACGACCCGTCTCGCAATGCATTTATACTTCGAGGAAATACATGCCATAAACGATATCCAATGAAGATATTAGAAGACATTCCTATATTGGACGTATTCGAATTCGATAAAGAATCCCAATTGCCGGTCGAGTGTTCTGAAGTCGAATCTTTGCCGATTGAGTCTTTGCCGATCGAAACTTCTGAAATCGAATCTTTGCCGGTCGAAACTTCTGAAATCGAATCTTTGCCGGTCGAAACTTCTGAAATCGAATCTTTGCCGGTCGAAACTTCTGAAATCGA